ATAAAAGAAGCCATAACTACCCCTCCAAAAAAACGCAATTTATACACAGAATGGGTTGTATTAGCTAAGACAAATGGGATAGGCAAGAGAACATTCGAGACAAGAATTTACAGGCATGGATGGACCCCTGAGAAGGCAGCAACTACGCCTGTACTTGATCCAAGGAACAACATGAAAGTGGTCGGAGAAGCAAATCGAAAGCATCAGAAAAAATATGAGGAATTGGCACTCAGGAACGGTATTTGTCGCAGAACTTTTTTAAGCAGAGTGCTTAGGAAATGGAGTCTTGAGGATGCGGCGACTAGGCCGATTGAAACTAATCGTTGGCATAGCGATAAAAAGAAGGAGATGGAGAAGAAGTGAAGCCAATAGGAATCTCAGTAACAATGGACTCTTTCGGGAGGATTACGATACCCAAGCCATTGCGGTTAACGATGGGATATGACACTACGACACCGCTAGAAATGGTGTCAGATGGAAAAGGTTTGAGGATACAGAAGCACTCGATAGAGTGTATGTTTTGCGGATCTGATATTAAGGTTGTCGCGTGGCATGGGGATATGGTTTGCAGAGCATGTTCCTCTGATATTTTGGCGAAGAGTGTGAAGGAGGGTGTTTAGGGATGAAGACTGGTGAAATGTACACATATGCGTTAGCTAATCCTAATGCTAAATTTTATAGAACCAACTTAAATAATGCTGTTTATAAATTCCTTAATGGGCACTTAGTTTATTCCGATAACGATAAGTTTTCATGTGAAGTTCCGAAACTTGATGAAGATTGGGAATTATTTCGCGAGTCAGTTGATTTCATGACCGCCGTGAATAGCGGGAAGAGGATAAGGCCAGTCGATCATACCATTGACGGTTTCCTTAGATTCACGGAATGGGATCTCAGCCTTAAAATGATCAACGGCCTATGGCTAGTCGAGTAGATCATGCAAAGAAATAAGGCAGAGATCAATCATCTCTGCCGACTGAATCCTTATTTTTCCAATATGTCTTTAATCCAAGTTCTATTAGATCACGGATAGCAACGGACTTTGGCGGTAATGTCCCGACATCCTTGCGGTATTTATCTATCTCTGACGCTAAGGGTTCCGGTAGCACGAAATTGAAGCGATATAGCTTATCATTTGCCATATTTTATCATCCTCCCTAAAGTTATATGTTACTTATTATAACACAAGTTAAGTTTATTATGCACCATGTTAAATTATACAAACGACACAACTTGTGTTATAATATAGGAGAGGAGTGATGTAGGGTTGAATAAGATTGAGCAAAGGTTCCAAGATGCGTACGATGAATTGGTTAATGAAGATCCTGAATTTCCGGCAATTGTGGAACTTTTAAGTCAAGTTGTGATTGGAATCTATAAAGTTGACTTTGTTTATGAAAAGTGTGTCATCGAGATAGATGGACATGAATTTCACAAAAGCAAAGAACAACGAGAGAAGGATTACAAGAGAGAAAGGTATTTAATGCGCCAAGGATATACAGTGATACGTTATATGGGTACTGAAGTATTTTTAAATCCAAAAGAATGCGTGACGGAGGCCATTGATCTTGCTAACGAAATAACACGCAGGGATATTTCTGACTTTCTCAACGGGTATGATGAGGGTTTTGGGAGAGGAATGGAAATGTTAAATAATGCAGGAAGGTGAGTAGGTGCCTAATAGGATTTTAAAGGAATCCATTTGCACTAGCGACACGATAGATCAATTAACTACAGAAGAGGAGAACTTCTTTTATAGATTAATTGTAAATTGTGACGACTACGGTCGCATGGATGGAAGAATAAAAATACTTACCGCAAAATGTTACCCTCTTAAAGATAATTCGATAACTAACGACATAGTGAAAAGATTAATAAAACTAATAGATGTAGGATTGGTTGTGAGCTACGTAAGCGGAGGGCTACCATACCTGCAAATAAAAACGTGGGAAAAGCACCAACAAATAAGGGCAAAAAGAAGCAAATACCCAGAGCCAACATCAGAGACATACAACGGATATCAGATGATATCGGATGATTGCATATGTCACCGTAATCCAATCCAATCCAATCCAAATCCAATCCAAATCCGAATCCAATCCGAATCCAAAACAATACCCGAAGATATTTCTTCGCCTACACTCAGTGATAAGTCGGAGATGCTCTTCGAAGAATTTTGGGAATCGTATCCAAGGCATATCAATAAGACAAAGACCATGAAGGCGTGGAATACTAGAAGGAAGGAAGGAGTTGACCCCAATGACCTAGTTTCTGCATCTAGGAACTACGCAACATCTAGGAAGGGTAAGGATCAGCAATTCACCCAACATCCTTCCACCTTCTTAGGGCCTGCAAAACCATATGAAGATTATGTACATTATCCATTGGATGAAGATAAATCAAAACTATGGGTTAAAAATGAACCATCCATTCAGGACAATATAACAGCCCAATGGTTATCTATGCACGAGGAGGCAGAAAATAATGGACAAGCCTGAGTTTGCTAAATTTTATTCATACATCACGTCAATTACCACTGATACCAAGCCGTCACCACAAAGGATGGAGGTATACTGGGACGCTCTTAAAGATTTACCCTTTAACATAGCCATGACCTCAGCTAGAAAAGTAATAGCAACCCTTGAGAATCCTTTCCTCCCAATGCCAGCCGTATTCCGAGGGGTGGCGGCACAAATCACAGGACCGAACATCCCGCCAGCACCGGACGCATGGGCAGAGGTTACAAAGTCAATCCGTAACCTCGGCATATATCGCGAACCGGAAGCGTTGGCAAGTCTTAGTCCTTTAACAAGAAAAGCAGTTGAAGCGATTGGATTTAAAGATATTTGCCTATCTGAAAACATTGATGTTATACGGGGTCAATTCCGAATGGCGTATGAGGCCTTGGAGAAAAGGGAGATAACGGACGCGAAAACCCCGCAATCTTTAAAGCAAATCATAGCAACAATGCAAGGGGCAAAGGATTTAGCCGAACCGAAACAGATAGCAAAGATTGACACCTAAAACAGTGAGGGGGCTTGGTTGTGATGAGCTATAACTTCTATATCCCACCAACTGCATATGAAATAGCTAATAAAAACGGAATAAGCACAAGGTTACTCACTGACAGAGTAAGAATCCTGGGATGGAGCATTGAAAGAGCAAAGAAAGATCCACCTCGAAAGCAAGGTGATTGGAAGAAGTGGACAGGTGTTGCAAAGGAGAACAATATTCCCCTCTCTGCATTTTACAGAAGGGTAAACGAATTGGGTATGAGTCCAGACGATGCAGCAACCATTCCCATGATGGGCAAGAGAACACTGATAGACAACATAGCAATAGCAAAAAGGAAATACCCCAAGGAATACGAGGACATGGCATTGGCTAACGGGATTGGAAAGAAAACTTTTGTGAGCAGGATGTTTAGGAAATGGGATCCTTTAGAGGCGGCGACTAAACAAGTTAAGAGATAAGGAGGAACCTAAATGCGAAAGCTAAAATTCAACGAACAAAAAATCTTGCAGCTCTACAACTCCGGCAAAAACGATACCAAAATTGGAAAGGCAGTCGGGATAAAGCCAAACACCATAGCGTGTTGGAGGCACAGGAATAATCTCCCGTCCAAAATTGGAAACATATCGGATGGAACATACCTGACCGGGGTTAGTTACCGAGATGTGCTGGAACCTGAGCAGGTTGACGTAATGAGCGAGTTTCTTATCAACTTTATTAAAGCTGGAAAACAAGCTGTGGAGTCAGGAGTTAAGCCGGACGTTATGGGATTTATGGATGCTTATGCCGGCAGGACTAAGAAGTGGTCAGAGGAAAGACGGAGCGAGATGACGGGGACGGTGGCAAGATGAACTACTTCGACGAAGCCCGAAAACTCCTACCCCTCTCAAACTGCCTAAAACGTCACTACGCCTGTGTAATCGTGATGGGTGGTCGAAGTTATATCCAATGGGTATAATGAGTCGCCTGAAGCATGTACTACGTGCTCTAGGATGGATATTGAACATAACACGGGAAGTTATGATGATTGTTTAGCCGTGCATGCTGAGGTTTCTGCTTTGGTTAGGTCTAAGGTTGATCTTGGGGGTGCTGAGTTATATCTAGTCTGCTCGGATGAGGTTGATCCTATACCGTGTCCGGCATGTCAGAAGTTGTTGGACTTCGCAGGAGTTAAACAGGTGAGGGAGGTGCAGAAATGAAGCGCGGCAATATGCGAACCTACGGCACAGTATTAACGGAAAAGCTAGTTAGCGAAAAATGCACGACATGGGCTAGCCCATGTGTTAGGTACTTTGTCGATGCGAGTGGTAACAGGATAAGCGAGCCAGATAAGGTTGTAGCAGAAAGCGCATACATTGAGCCTACGGAATACAGAAAGAGGGTTGATAATTTGAAAAGGGACGAAAAAAGATATGGGTAATACGGAAAGAAGTAGAAACATTTGGGATGGAATTCAAAGACGATGCAACCCTGATAATTGGAACGGTAGTCTTTTGAACTACAAAGGGTGTTGGTGTTGTGATGAATGGTTATCGTATAAGAACTTTAAAATATGGTATGAAGAAAATACGTACAACATTGACGGAGAGAACTTAGACATAGACAAGGACATTATAGTTCGCGGAAATAAACTATATAGCCCGGATACATGCGTACTTGTCCCACACGGTATAAATTGTATTTTTAGAAAACGTACACATCCTAAGTTTAATCACCCCGTAGGAGTTGTGATTGACCGTAAGACGGGTAAGTATAGAGCTAGGTGTAGAGATGGGAAGCTTATTTTGTGGGGAACTATATTTCACAATACGCCTCACGAGGCTTTTGTGGAATATAAGGAATTAAAAGAATCCTTAATCAAGAAACACGCAGAACTCTACAAGCCATTAATACCGAAAGTTGTATATGAAGCAATGATTAATTATCAAGTAAGTATCTATGATTAAGGAGGAGTTAGGGCGTGGGAGTTGCTACCTTACTCTGGAGAGTGGACCACGGTTGGGTTAATGATGAATTATTTATTGAACCAAACTTGAATAATAAATGGAGGAATTACATTGCTAAATAGAATTTGTCTCGTGGGTCGTATTTGTAAGGAGATTGAGTTGAGATTTTCCCCTTCGGGAGTCGCGATTGCCAACTTCACGCTTGCGGTTGAAAGAAACTTTAAAAGTGCTAATGGGGAGCGAGAAACTGATTTCATTCCATGTGTAGCATTTAAACAAGCAGCCCAATATGCCGGGGACTACATCGGAAAGGGAAAATTAGCGTCAGTTGATGGAAGATTACAAGTTCGCACCTACGATGGTAACGACGGTAAAAAACGATGGGTGACTGAGGTTATCGCGGATAGCATCAACGGTTTAAGCCCAAGGGAACAACAGGACAACAACGCAACAAGCGTAAATCATTCATACGGAACAGAGGTTAATTTAGATGATGGAGATTATGTCCCATTCTAATCTAAAATAAATAGGGGTGCATGCTAACCAATCACCCCTCAAAGGAGGCCTACAATTGAAAAACACAAAAACAAACAGACTAAAAACCCTCTACCCCACGCTCATCGATCTAGAAAAGGCAATAGAAAAGTTTGGTAACGTATCAAAGCTTGCTTATCACCTTGGTATAAGTCGGACAACTATTACAGATTACAGACTGACATTGGGTGGTAATGGATCTATTCGGAGTGGTCGCAGGTACATGAAGGATTGCGAGCTGGATGAGAACATTCGGAAGGTCGTCGATGGTGCAGGGGTAGTTGGGGTTGGGGAAGCGCATCAGTGGATGGGGAGAACGAAGATATGAAAAGGGTAAAAATGATCATCAGAAACATATATGGAGAATGCGAAGTTGTCTGCCGTGAATGTGGCAAGGTGGCAAGGGAGGCAGAGAAGGTTATAAGGTTAAAAATGCCCTATTGCGGTAGCTGTGATATGAGGATTGACAATGCTAGTCAAAATTATTGCGGATACTGCGGGAAAGAATTGGATTGGGATAACAAGGAGGAGGAGGTTTGATGAACGGAAGGGGTATTAAATTTCGTGCATGGGATAATCTGAAAAAAAAGATGCTACAGGTACCTACGTTATATTTTAACGATATTAATTATGTGGCAAGCACAATACGGGAACACAATAATTTTCTATCAGTTAACGAAGAAGCCGAGCTAATGCAGTTCACTGGCCTACGCGATAAAAAGCGAACCGAGGATTATCCGGAGGGACAGGAAGTTTTTGAGGGGGATGTCTTCCCCGATCATTTCAACAGCAAAGTTCGCGGTGTTGTCAAACTTGGCGAATACCGAAACCCATTCAACGACGATAGGCATGGTGGTCATGTGGGGTTTTATATCGAGTGGAAGGGTGACTGTGGGTTGAATCGAAAAGACTTGGCTTACTGGATAAAGGTATCGTGTGTAATTGGGAATATATACGAGAATCCTGAGCTTTTGGGTGAAAATGTATGATATTGGCTATTGATCCAGGAAGCGCAGAGAGTGCGTATGTTGTTCTTGATGAAAAACTTAAACCAATCGAATATGGAAAGGTGAAGAATGATTTATTAATAGGCTTTATAGTTGGAGATAGATTTAAAAAAGTGAATAACTTCGCAATAGAAATGGTCGCGTGTTATGGAATGGCGGTAGGTAAGGAAGTTTTCGACACTTGCGTTTGGATAGGAAGATTTTATGAGGCGATTGATACCTGTAATATGGAATCTCCAACACTTATTTATCGCAGTGAAGCAAAAATGAACCTCTGCCATATCATGAATGCAAAGGATGGAAACATAATTCAGGCATTAGTGGATAGGTTTGCTTATGGAGTTGGAAATAAAGGAAAAGGTACGAAGAAAGATCCGGGTTGGTTTTATGGATTTTCAAAGGACATTTGGCAGGCATATGCTGTCGGTGTGACGTATGCGGATTTGTACTTGAAGGAGGATAAGGATGGGAAATTAATTTAACCGTAGAGAAATAGAGTGGTTCAAAAACGATGAGGGATGCATTGGCTAGAATCATGACCTTTATATTAAACCCAAAAGTTAAAAAGAGAACTAAAGCAACGCAATAATAGCGCAATAATAGGAGGATGGTAATGAAAATTAAGTGTTCCAAAAAAGTTGTAATGAATTTTGATGGCATAGTCGCCTTTGTTAAGGGGAAAACATATGAGGCTAATGAGGATGAGGACGGGGGATTTTGTATAACCAATGAGCAGAATTCCCCACATTGGGGATCATATAAATGGGTAAATGAGAATTTCGTTTTCCTAGAATTGAGGGGTATTAACATTATTCCCACTAAACTAATGGGAACCACAGACCCCATATTCCTCCCATACCGCAAGCACGCAAACGATGCAGGGGCAGACCTAAGAGCTCGGATAGAGCAGCCAATAAGATTGCATCCTGGGCAACTGTACAAAGTTCCATCGGGTGTTGCCGTAGAGATACCACACGGATACGTTGGACTACTACAGCCAAGGTCAGGGGCATCATCTGAGGGTAAACTCGTTATTACTGGAACAATAGATTCGGGATATGTTGGCGAAATGTCCATGAATATATTTAATCCTCTCGACTCGAATTATGTAGTTATAAACCCAAAAGAGCGCATTGCCCAACTGGTGGTGGTTCCATACTTACA